TGACCTAAACTCTGCAACTTGCTGCAAATCAGGAAATGAGAATACCTCAATCGAACTAAAGTCATTACCACTACCTGTAGCTGGGTCTACACCGATTAAGTACGTTTTTCCTTTTTCGAAGTTGCACCACCAATTAATACCTCGGGCATCAGGCTCCGTCATATTTACCTGATCGTTTAATGTATGTAGAAGTATCGAACTAATCAATAATGCATCCGAAGATAAGAAGATGCAATTATGACATAATAACCCATTTGCGAAGTAGGTGTGTGTCTCGGTATTTATTATATCATATGTTGTCTCTTCGCCTACATATGATATGGATGTAATGGTTTTGTTTGGTATACCTATCAAAACCAACCCTATCATCAACTCCTTTGTTCGTATCTCACGTCCATCTTCTGTAAAAAATACATGATTATTTGAAGCATCTATGTCCGTACCATCATCGAATAATACTTTCCATATGTGTTTTATACCCTGATCGGAGATCCCTTGAAAGTCTACATATCCCTCTTGGGTTTGTACTTTCCAACCTCGGTTATTAACTGCCATTTGGTTCATATTTTTTGCCCTTTATCCGATTTTCTGTCATCGACAGCATTTGTAAATTATCAACGGATGCAATCAGTTCTACAGGAATACCATTTCGAAACCCATAAAACAGCGGCACGATTAATACATCCATCTATTCATTTACACCAAACTATCATTATTTTCTAATTTATAATATAACTCTTTCATTGTTAACATTTTTTTGTTACCAAATTCATCCATTATGGTCACAAAAGTATATCCGGGGCAGCACTCATATTCCTGTTGCCATTTCTCTTCACCAATTTTTGCAATTTCAGCCCGTTTGAATGATTCGTCACGACCAGGTGGTTCATCCCATTTAACCCACGTAGATTTAAAATCACTAATACCTAATTCCGCACTTCTCCACAATTGGGCGAATAAATTAGAGTCTCCATTTGGTGTAGATGCAATAATACACGATCCACCCGTAGCCAATGTTGGTGATATCGATGTCCAAAATTCTTCTTGTATACCAGGTCTAACAAAAGCAAACTCGTCGCAAAATAGTAAAGATATTGACATACCACGACCGGAGTTTTCTGATGTTGCAGCTGATACAATACGACTCATGTTATCAAAACCAACACCGTGTTTATTCCAACCGTCATCTGCAACACCTGGTTTGAGCCACGCTGGCAAATATTCATACGCATATCTAATACGCGAAATCATTTCCATTGCGTTAGAATTTTTATTTGCTGCTATGAGGACAGTTTTATCTTCATTAAAAATAGCATACCACAATAAGAATGCTGCTGATGTGGTAGATTTACCAGTCTGTCTGGCGGATAGTACGATATTGTATCGGTTGTGTTGATAATTATAGATTAACGTTCGTTGATAATCATACAATTCAAATTTGATAGCCCCTTTTATAGGGTGTTGAATCATCACATAGGTTTCGATGAAATATACCGGATCTTGTGAACATTTGAGTAATTCTCTTACCTGTTCGGGGGTATATTCCATTTCTTCATGGGCACGCTTGATGCGTGGATTTCTAACCGCCATAGTATTACTCCTTGTTCAATGCGGTTATTTATACTACATATATTTTGTCACACCTTTAGTTGCTCTGTTCCTTAATCATTTTTAATAATACATTACGATCCATAATCAAGTTGTTATTGACTGTCTTTGGCCCATCAACCTTCCTCATTTTGTCTTTATGTTGTTTGGAATTGGATTTAGCACTCACTGCTGCCAACGCTGTACTTAGAAATGCATTGGCTACTTCCATATTACGGGCACTGAATTTTGGATCATTAGTAAGTAACAACCCAGCCTGATCCGCAAATGCAGTCATAGCAGCATCGTATACAGCTTGGAGCTGATTATCAATTTCAGTATCCTTAGTATCATAATCATCAGGTGCAATAATTTCCGTAGTTTGAAATTCTTCTCGGGTAATAATTGTTGTACCAGGCTCGATATCAAAAATATTCTCCATGGGGTGTTCTATGCAATCTTCTGATGAAATGATTTTCATTTTTTGTTATCCTCAATGAATATGGTAAGTGTGCTTATTTATACACTTTAATCAACACATATACCAAAGGCTCAAACTTATCTACATCTGTGTAAGGAACTCATAACATTGTTTTATGAGGCACAAACAGGATATACATACGGTGGTTTTACTTAAACAATTGGTGTTCAGTGATAATACGGAATGTCCATCCTCGTTGTTCAGCAAATTGTTTAGCACTTTCCCATTTTGATTGGTTGATAGCATATGTTATATTTTCATATAATCTAGTATTGGAATTTCGTGATTTAGATGGTGTAGTTTGTGCCGCCGGCTTAATCTCAACTAACTCGGTTTTAATTTCGCCCTTACATGTCTTATACTTAATATAGTAATCTACATAGTATTTGTGTATTTTCCCATCAGTGGGTTTAATATATGGTATAGCAATCTCCTCACTAGCCCACTCCAATATATTTGGGTTATTATCCAGAAATATGTTAAATCGAAATTCCCATGAAGACATATATCGTATTTTTGTGATATCACCATTGTATTTTTCAGGGTGTTTTGGTGTGTATAACCCTTGTTTAAAATTAGCCATTAGTGTTTGAATATACTTGGTAGTGTTCCAGTCACCACTGAATTCCCTCCAGTTGTAGTCGGTATAGTTTTATAATCCGTCAGTTGTGTACCAGACACAGTAGTAGGTATTAACTGAGTAGATGGTGATGGAACCCCAGTAATTGATACTGGATTAGGGGTAAATGTACTAGTTGTATTGCTAGAGGATTCGCCATGCGATTCATTATCTTTATGTTGTACCTCGCCGTTTGCATTTAATCCCTCTAGATGCGTATTCAGAGTTACATCTTCGTATATGTCTGGCACTTTCCCTTTAGCAGATACACCAGTATCTATAAACACTGTATCATAAGCTAACTGTAACGTAATACTGCTCAATCCAGCATCTTCCATTGATAATGCATCTAGAGACATTTGCATCACTTTGGGGTTTTTGAATTCATATATATTCATAAATTTACCATAATCATATACATGATACAAATTAATAGAACTTAAAATAGTCATCGAATCTTCGGTGCTAGATGTACCTTGAGGAGTTTGTAATGTACCAAATGAGCCTGCATAGTTATTAGTTGCTAATGTACCATGATGGCCTGTAAGATCATATTGCATACTAATTTGTTGGTAGGACAGTGGGTCAGTGGATCCCTGTACGTTGGCAATCGGACTAACTGCTCGTAAGTATGATGCGAAAAAATTCATCGATTTATTGTGGATATCATCATGAATTTGTATTGTTATGGGTTCATATGTGGTAGACTTTGGTATTTTTGTACGGTATCCATACATATTGACGTCATCATGCTGAATGGATATATTGGGTCTATCAAATTGTTTAATCAGAAATGCAAAATCGTTTTTGAATTCCTTTCCCGACATACCACCATTAAATTTGAACTCAACCACATACAAAAATTTGTATTTTGGGGCATGTAGAAATAAATCATCAGCATAAGCCTTAACCGGTTTAATTTTTTCTGCCTGACCATTAGCACCAGTCGTTGAACCAGATACACTAGCTCCATATACACTAGCTATTGAACCAGTCCCCTGTAATTGTGATACATTAACCAAGCTCCCTAACGATAGCATCTGACTAGCGGTTGCGTTGTTGTTTAATGCAGCAGCCTTGGTCACATCTAATGATGATAGTGAATTAACACTCTTTTGTGTTACATCCCCACTCAAAATACCTTGAAATATTTTATTAGCGGCATCTACTCCAGCACTAACAATGGCACCGCTAATATTACTTAATTCTGGTAATGAACTCGCTGGAATACCCAACGCGCTTAATATTTGTTGACTGCCTTTACTAACAAATCTAGACAATCCTGATTGTATCGAATTATTGTATTTTCCGGTTACAGCATGCACTCCTCTGCTAACAATACCATGAACCTGCCTATCAACAGAGTTGCTTATCGTGCTTTGAGCGCCTTGTGCAGCACTTCCAAATAAATCTTCTAGCGACATATAACCACTCCCATTAATTGCATGTATTTAATATTTATATTTATGTTTACTCTGGTCAAACAAAAAGGCCATGAAGGCCCCTTTGTTTGATGGATACTGTATACTTGTATTTTATTAAACACTACCACCAGATGTTGCATAACCATTACCATTATCACCAGGACGTCCACCACCATATGGGTGAATAACTTGTCGAGCGTGATCAAATCTGATTGATATATTAATTTTCATAGATTCGTTGTCAGCATATGCCATTTCATTCCAGTTTGTTTGCTTTAACCAACAACCTTCTAGAGTCCATGTCTCGAGTGGCTGTGTATTACCATCCAAAGTCTCAATGATTGTCTGGAATTTATACACAGCACCATTTCCAGCTGTAGCTAAATATAGCTGAGCAGCAGGATCGCTACCAATCAACCATTGTTGCTTTTGTAGTTGTTGTTGTATAATTGTTGCTGCTTGTCCTGTAATATCATCTTCGAATACTATAGCACATTCTTCCCAGTTGTGTTTACCA